CATGAGCACACTACTTCAATTCACAACAGCAACAGGCTCTTGGGCCGCTCACTACTGGACAGCGACTGAAACGCTGTCGGATGGGCATTACGTCGAGTACGTCATTACTGAGCTTGTGAATGGAGTTGGTTACGGCATCAATACGGTTAGCGACGGCTCGCTAACTAACGCCTATGTGTTCTGGTACAACAGTGGCGGATACATCCTGCTCAATGGCAGCGTCAATGCCTCATACACGGGGCGCACGTTTGCCAAGTTTGACCGCATTCGATTCCGAAAGTCTGGTAGTTCGATCATCGTTAGCCAGAACGGTGAAGACTTCCACACGATCAGCCTGTCTGGAACAGTGTACGCCTACGCTGCCAGTTTCAACGGAACAGGATCTGTCGATGTTGATTCGGTCAACGGAGCGGCGGTAACAACCTTATCAAGCGCCGCATGCACTGTGACGCTTGGAGTTCCGTCCACCGATTACTTCGCCAATGACTCAGCTCTCTACTACACGCCTATTGCGTGGATATCGAGCGGAAGAACCAAAGCATCCAGTCAGCCGGGCGCACTGCTGCGATTCGATTTCACTGGCTCGCGAGCAGGCGTGATCTTTGACGCATCTTCACAAGTGGCGCTCACGTCGGACATTAGAACAAAGATCGCCTATCGCATTGATGGTGGTGATTGGACATATCACACGCTTTCAGACGAAACTCTGGTATACAAGGAAATAGCTACCGGGCTGGCAACTGGCACGCACACGGCGGAAGTGGTTGTTTCGTCATCGCACCTAGGCGCTCGATATGGCGCTAGCAATCGCTATGCAGAGATCATTTCATACGGCGCAAGGGTTCCGACAGGCCAGACGGTTTCAGCCTCTCAAACACGGCCTAGGCTGATCGTAGGCTACGGCGATTCAAATAGCGAGGGTTCGCAGTCGGTAGTTGATGGAACGTCTAATTCAGTGGTTTCGTTTTCGCAGCTACTGGCCGACGCAGTTGGTGCCAACCTTGCACTCACTTCCGTGCCGGGCCAAGGCTGGATAACGACGCCTAGTGTTGGTGTTATTCCAACAATGCAGGACGGGTGGGACCTGAACCCGAGTGGTTCTAGCAAACTAACCACTGGCATGCTTGTACCTGAGCCAAACCTCATCTTCATTTGCCATGGACAGAACGACAGCAGCAGTGTCACGACGGATGCAACATCAACCATCAATGAAATACTGGCAGCAACAACAACAGCAACTGTCGTCGTCATGTGTCCGTGTGGTCGCAGTCGACGAAGTGAACTAATTGCAGCGGTAGCTGCCGTGAACAATGCTCGCTGTGTGTTCTTCGACAATCCAACCGATTGGCTAGCAAGCTATAGCTACAACGGCTTAGGTGTGCATTTAACAGCCGAAGGGCATATTCAGTATGCTGCCGTCATGGCTCCGCAGATCCTTGCGCTGCTCCCAGCCATTTCAGTATTTCGCCGACACCATCAACAACAACAGGCAGCTTAAATGTACCTTCGCAAAGCCACTGCTAGTCAAGAAATCCTGCTGGGCCAATTCGTCGATAGCGTCGATGGAAACACGGCTGAAACTGGCCTGACCATTGCGAACACTGACATCAAGATTTGGAAGGGTGGTGCTACCACGCTGGCCAGCAAGAACAGTGGTGGTGCAACTCACATTTCTGCTGGAATGTATTCTGCCGTGCTCGATGCAACCGACACCGACACAACCGGGATGATGGAAGTGGTAGTTGCTGTTAGCGGTGCACTGACAGTGATTCGTCGATTCTATGTGCTTGAACAAGCTGTCTACGATTTGCTGTTTGCTTCGTCTGCTGCCGGACCACCAACAGCCTCTGCAATTGCTGACTCAGTATGGGACGAGGCTACAAGCGGACATACTACGTCGGGAACATTCGGTGCCAGCGTGCTGATTATTGGCGTTGACTACACATGGACGAACAATGGTTCCGGCTCTGGTTATGATCGAGTCACAGTTACAAAGACATAAGCCATGACAGCCATATTTGACAATGCGTTTCAGTCGAGCGTATTCTCGCAAGCCTTCCCAGGCAATGCTGTTGCAAGCACTGGCTGGAGTTCGAGCTATTTGAGTCTGCTGAAGAGAGTTGGTCATTACCTGTTCGGTATTCGCACAGGCTTTTCGACGGATCAGACAGCCGACATCGAAGATTGCATTCAGGATGGCCTGAAGCGAGTTTACGCTGCACACGACTGGTCTTTCTTACGCCCAGTGGCTGATGTGACCACTACAGCGCCATACGCCACAGGCACGATCACAATCGCGGCTGGTGTTGTAACGCTAACTGGCGGAACGTTTCCAACATGGGCCGCTGTCGGTGTCCTGAAAGTCGACAACCGCTATTACTCAGTAGCGAGCCGTGGCAGTAATACACAGATCACGCTCGACACGACTTCGGTAACGATTGCCACTGCGTCAAGTTACCAATTGGCTCGGCCGGAAATACCGCTGGACGCTACGTTTGATTCCATCGCGAACGATAGCGCACTGACGTTCTACCCAAGTCCAGAGAGCTGGTATCCGCCAGTGCAACGTAGGCACGATTCGACGCTTCGCTATTTAGAGGGAAGCGATGCCGAGTTTGGCAGACCTGTGTTCTACACGGTTAGGACGTCAACATTCGATCCGACAGTCGGCAGTCGAAAGGTGCTAGTGCTGTACCCGGCGCCAGATCAAGTTTACACGCTTAGGGTGCCAATGATCTTGCGGCCAGTCCTGGTAGACGGAACGAACATCTATCCAATTGGTGGCGAGATGCTGAGCCAGGTCATCCTGGAAGCGTGCTTAGCATCGGCAGAGCACAATTTCGAAGAACGTGAGCATGTTTATGAGGCTCAGTACATGAAATTGATTGAACGAGCGATCATGGATGACCAAGAGCGTAGCTCGCCAACGTCACTGGGGCCTGATGCTCCGCGCGGTGAGCGTGGCAGGTTTGGCGTGGTAGATTATGCTTACCGGCTGCGAGAACAACGGATAGGCCGATTGACGTTTGACGGCGACAGTCTGTAACAAGTAACACAAAACGAGACCATTATGTTTTCATCAGCCAAAATTGCCATCACTACAGACGCCAGCGGTAACGCAGAGGTTTATTTACAGCCTGGTGCCAACAATGGGCTTAATGGCTTTTTGGTTTGCCTGAAGTACACCCCAGGCACTCTCGCCACCGGAACAGACTTGGTTATTACGGGTGAAACCAGCGGGATTCCGATCCTGACAATAACGAACGCTGGCACCAGCAATGTGTTCTGGTACCCGCGTGCATTGCTCAATGCAGTAGCCGATGGTGCAGCGGCTACAAATCCCAGCGAATTCATTCCGATCAAGAACGAGCGAATTAAAGTCGCTGTCGCCCAAGGTGGCAGCGGCGGGGTGGGTTCAATTGAAGCGATCATGATAACCAACCCACCGTACTAGGTTCACGATTCACTTTTACTAGCAACGTCATTTCGAAGGAGATAGTTATGCCAGCAGGCAATGCACACAGAACCCTGAACACGATCAAGGATGCAGACCATGTGGTGCGAGATCCAGGCGCAAGTGGCCGGATTGCGCCAGAGAAGGATTTGGCAATTTGCGAAATGGTAACCGCTGCTGCTGAAGCTCGCACACTTGCCAATCCAACGAAGGCTGGGAACCGTCTCACGCTTCGTTTGAAGACGGATGGCGGCGACTGCACGGTTACAGCAGCCAATGGCCTTAACGTCACTGGAAACACGCAAGCGGTGTTTGCCGACGTCGGCGATCAGCTTGAGTTAGTTTCAGTGTCCCACACGACTGGATACCGCTGGGAAATCCTGGTCAATACTGGCTCGGTTGCTCTGTCGTAGTCGAAATCGGAGATGCTGTGGCGACGAAAGAGATCGTATTCCCTAATGGCGTTGGCCGAGGTCTCTCTTTTCGTCAAGAAGTAGGGAAGCGGGAGCGCTACACCTGTCCATGGAGCACGAACTGCCGTACCCAGGATTTCACTGGTCGCCTGCGCGGTGGCTCGTGGACTCCATCGGCAGCCGCGGAACAGGTAGGTGTGTTTCACAGTGGCGGTTTCCTGGTGGCTTCCCCAGGTGGATCGGCACCTGGAAGCACGCATGCAGCGGATTGCATCTATCGCGATCGGTTCATCCGCCCTGTCAGCCAAGCGATCTTCGCCAGCAGGCTAGGCGATTACACCGACTGGTCTATGGCTTTCGACGTGAGCGATCTGACTCGACCATTCGCGATGCAACTGTCGGAAGCGGGCGAACTGGGTGGAAACGTCGTAGCACTGGTTCCGCACAAGGATGCTTACCTGTTAGCGGCGACCAGCAGTTCGCTATGGGTTGTTCGCGGCGATCCGGTTGCCGATGGTGGACTGCAAAACATCTCTCGTGATGTTGGCATGGTTGGCGCCAGAGCCTGGTGTCGCGATCACCTGGACCGTTACTACTTCCTGTCGTCTCAGGGGCTTTACACCGTTTCAGCAAGTGGCGACGGTTTAACGGCCTTGTCTGAGGATGTCATTCCAGAGCAGCTAACAGGTGTTGTGGACGCTGACACGGTTTTGGAATACGACCATGCAACGCGAGGTGTTTACATCCACATTCCTACGGCAGCGGTTTCCTGGCTGTATGAAACAGATCGCCAAGCCTTCTGGCCGTTCAAGGTGGGCTACTCTGGTTCGCATGTGGCTCTAGGGCCGTTGCGAATGAACGACGGTGACACCTACGGACGAATAACGCGCATGCACGGCATAACAGCGGCCAGCAGCGCAAACGTGACGTGGCGCGTTCTGGTTGCCGACACAGCAGAGCAGGTAAGTGCTAACGCCAAGGCGGCTATCGAAACGCTGGTGGCTGGTGGTTCGCCATCGAACATCCACAGCAGCGGTGTTTGGACTGCTGGCGTCAATCACCGAAGCTACCCTCGCGCCAGAGGGTTGTTTATGGTCCTGCTGTTATCAGCTAGCGGCACTTGGGGATGGGAAGGTGCTGTGTGCTACTTCGAACCAAGCGGAAAGTGGAGATAGGGACATGACGATTCCAGACGTACCAGAACAGAGTCCCGGCCAGAGCCCGATACTTCTGCCTCGTGTTCTCAATCCGTATTTGGGAATATGGTGGAGCACGCAGACTGTTAGCCAGGTCCCAGAGAACGTTATGGGGTGGCTGGTTGCTCAAGGGTATGAAATCACTGGCATCACCCAGGATACAACGACCGTTCCGCCGACCAACTACTTCGCACTCACTCGCGAGGGAATGAAGCCTGCCGACGTACTGCTGAGCTTGTGCAACAGTTACACGATCGCAGCCAATGAGGCGAGAGACGCCAATCAGATACGGTACAACGAGGTACTGACCAACTGGACGGACATGATCGCCAGTTCGCACGATCAGTTCGATGCGCAGACAACCGAGCAGAACGCCCAGGCCGGTGTCTTTCTGGCTGACCTAGACACATACATGGATGCGATTGAAACGCTCATCGCAGACAACCAGTCGCAACTGGGTATCGATGCTGTTGAGGCGAAAGCCGCTTTGGTGGTAATGGATGAGCGGCTGACCGAACTTGAGGACAATGCGGCGGCTAGCGCAGTCACCATCAACGCACTGCTGACTGGGCTGAACACCAACGTCAATACCTATGTGTCCGAGATCGAGGCCATACTAGCCCTGCTAGATGCGGATTACACGGCTGTCGAGGCAGACCTTGAGGCAATCAAGACGACTGCCGGCACTCTTGTTAACACGTTCGCTGGGGATTACCAAGCGGTACTGAACTATCTCGAAAGCGACTACACAGTTCACGACATGCGATCGCGAGGTTTCCTGAACGATCTCGGAACGACGGAACGCGCTCGAATAAACGAAGAGTCTTCGGCAAGGCTGTCAGTGCAGATGCAAATGCTCGTTTCGAAGGGATTGTATATGTCAACGATCCCTGTCGATGTCACACAGCGAAATTTCCGCGACCGGGACGAGAACATTCAGTCGCTCAATGATCGATTGATGCGAGAACAGCTAGAAAACCAGCACAGGCTGTATCAACAGCAGTT